TCAGGGTTAAGACAATTAGATTAATATGCCAATACCTCAAACAATACGTGTAAATCCGTTAGATTTACAAAAGAATATTGTAATTGGGGTATCTTTACCTTTCAATGCACCTGGTGTTTTTAACAAAACATATAGTACTAAAGATCAAATTAAATCAAATTTAATTAATCTACTATTAACAGATAAGGGTGAACGCATAATGAATCCTGAGTTTGGCACAGATTTAAGAAGATCATTATTTGATAATATGACTAATCTTAATTCAGAAATTTTAAGGCTTAAGATAATAGATTCAATTAATATCTTTATTCCTGAAATAATATTAGGAGAAGTAAAAATAGAACCTAATTTTGATTCTAATATTTTGGATGTAACTATAAATTATCGCCTAGCAATTTCAAATATTCCTGATCAAGTAACTGTACAATTTATATAATAATGTCCCAAGATAACAATATATCATACTTAAATAAAAGTTTTAGTGATTTTAAGGCTAACCTTACAAACTATGCTAAAACATATTTTCCAACAGCATATAATGACTTTTCAGATGCTAACCCAGGAGCTATGTTTATTGAAATGGCCTCATATGTTGGTGATGTAATGTCATTTTATCTTGATAACCAAGTACAGGAAAACTATTTATTATATGCTAAAGAAAAAGAAAATTTATATGCACTGTCATATACTTTAGGATATCGCCCAAAAGCATCATACGCATCTTCAGCCACAATAGATATATATCAAAAAATGCCTATTAAAGTAGGTACAAGTCCTTTAATTCCTGATACCTCTTACGCTTTAATAGTACCTGAAAATACAATTTTATCTTCTACTTCTACTGGAAATAAATTCTTAACTACTCAAAAATTAGATTTTAGTGATACAGGAAGTGCTACTATTACTTTGTATGACACAGATTATTTTTTAATAAAAAATTCAATACCAGCTATATCTGCTGATATTAAAACAACTACATTTAGTTTTAGTAGTCCTCAAAAATTTTCTACTGTTACTATTAATGATAGTAATATTTTACAAATTTTAGATATAACAGACAGTGATGGAAATAAATGGTATGAAGTACCTTATTTAGCACAATCCACTATTTACGAAAAGTTTTCAAACCCAAATTATACTACTGATCAAGTACCTTATTTATTAAAATTAAAACGTACTCCACGTAGATTTATATCAAGAATTTTATCTGATAGTTCATTACAACTAGAATTTGGAGCAGGAGTTTCTAATAAATCTGATAATAATATAATACCAACCCCAGATAATATTCAATTAGGTTTAGTACCAGGTATATCTAATTTGCTAAATAATTATAATCAAGCTTCTATATTTTATACTCAAGAATATGGTTTAGCTCCTTCTAATACAACTTTAACAGTAAGATATTTAACAGGTGGAGGAATAACTTCAAATGTATCTACTAACGATTTAACTAGTATTGATACTTCAGGGATATATTTTAAAAATGGTGATCCTGGAGGAATAATATCTACTACAATAAGATCAAGTATAGCTTCTACCAATCCAGATCCTTCATCAGGTGGAAGAGGTGGAGATGAAATAGAGGAAATTAGACAAAATGCTTTATATGCTCATTCTTCTCAACTACGTGCTGTAACTAAAAATGACTATATTGTAAGAGCATTATCTTTACCTTCAGATTATGGTAGTATTTCTAAAATATATATTACCCAAGATGTTATGGAGAATCCACAACCTTCTCTTGTAACTGCTAATATGCAACCTAATCCATTATCTTTAGATTTATATGTTTTAGCTTACAATTCTAATAAACAATTAGATTTAGCATCAACTACATTAAAACAAAATCTAGTTACTTATCTAAATGAGTATAGAATGGTTACAGATGCTATTAATATTAGAGATGCTTTTTATATTAATATAGGAGTTAATTTTGATATTACTACAATAAGTGGATTTAGTAATCAATTAGTATTATCTAATTGTATTAATGCTTTAAAAGATTATTTTAATATAGAAAAATGGCAAATAGATCAACCTATTGTACTTTCTGAAATTATATCTCTTCTTTTACAAATAAAAGGAGTACAATCTGTTCCTAATATTGAAATAATTAATAAACAAGATACTACAGGTATTATTTATTCTACTTTTGGATATGATATACCTGGAGCTACTCAAAGTGGAAATATATACCCATCAGCAGATCCTTCAATATTTGAAGTTAGATATCCTAATACAGATATTCAAGGTAGAGTTATAACATTATAAAATTAAAAATATGAATTTAGACAAATTAAAAGGACACATCCCAGATAATGTAATTGCTCAAATACCAGGAGTTATGAGTAAGTTTGAAATTAATACTCCTTTACGTTTAGCCCATTTTTTAGCTCAATGTGGTCACGAATCAGGTGGTTTTAGATTAACCAAAGAAAATTTAAATTATAGTGCTAAAGGATTAATGGGTATATTTAAAAAATATTTTCCAACAGAAGCACTAGCTAAACAATACGAGCGTAAACCAGAAAAAATTGCTAATAAAGTTTATGGTGGTAGAATGGGCAATGGACCTGAAGCATCAGGTGAAGGTGCTAAGTTCTGTGGTCGTGGTTACATTCAATTAACAGGTAAGGATAATTATACAGCATTTGGTAAATCAATTAATGAAGATATTGCTGCTAACCCAACATGGGTAGCAGAAAAATATGCACTATTATCAGCAGCTTGGTTTTTTAATAAAAATAAATTACACACTATGGCGGATGGTGGTGCAACTGATGCAGTTGTTACATCAATCACTAAACGTGTTAATGGTGGTACAATAGGTTTACCAGATCGTATCAAACACTTTAAAGAATATTACGCATTGTTAGCGTAAAATAGTTTGGTAGTTAACATATTTATATGTAGTAATTACTAACTATGGCAATTTATAAAATATTTCCCGAAAAGAGTGCTACTATATATTCATTTTATCCAACATTAAACACTGGGTTAGATGAAATATTAGAACTTAGCACTTACTATTCCATTAATGGTACTGATGAAGTATCACGTACCTTAATTCAATTCCCTTCTGCTCAAGTAAGCGGTACAATAGCGACTTTAGTATCAAGCAGCGCTTTTGATGTATATTTAAAGTTATATTTAGCTAACGCTTCATCCATACCCTTAAACTATACTATATTTAGTCATCCAATATCTGGAAGTTGGAATATGGGTACGGGTAGATTAGGTAATTCACCTATTACTACTGATGGGGTTAGTTGGCAATATAAAGACCAATTAAATGGTAATTTATGGTTCACTTCAGCATCTGTTGCAACACAAGCACCAGCAACAGGTTCATATAGAAGTGGTAGTATTAATGGAAATATAGGTGGTGGTTATTGGTATACTGGTTCTCAATATGCTTCTAGTCAGTCATTTACAAATTCAACTTCTAAAGATATTGAATTAAAAGTAACAAATGCTGTAAGTGCAAGTTTTAAAAATATTATTTCTGATTATGGATTTATTTTAAAACATTCATCATCTTTAGAATTTACAACACAACCTAAATTTGAAACAAAATATTTTTCAGGTAATACCCATACAATATATCCTCCATGTTTAGAAATTAGATGGAATGATTTTGTATATAATACAGGCTCATTATCTGTTATAAATTCAGACGCATTTGTTATTTCATTAGGTAACAATAAAGGTGAATTTCAACAAGATTCAGTACAACGTTTCAGAATAAATTCTAGAGATAAATTTCCAGCTAGAGTATTTCAAACTAGTTCAGTTTATTTAAATAATAAAGCATTACCCACTTCTTCATATTGGTCAATAAAAGATTTGGATACCGAAGAAATTGTCGTAGATTACGACACAACATACACTAAAATTAGTTGTGATACTAGTGGTAGTTATTTTGATGTATATATGAACGGATTACAACCTGAACGCTACTATAAATTATTATTTAAAACTGTATTAGCTACTGGTGGAACAGTTATATCTGATAATAATTACTATTTTAAAGTTATAAGATAATGTCTCGTATACCAATAGAGAAAACAGTATTTGATAAAGATGCTTTTAATAGAGTTGTTAATACTCAATTTAACCAGCTAGCCCCAGCTAATGGATTAAATGGAACCGGAGAGGTAGC